AACTACACCCATCACGCGCAAGATATTAGCAACGCCAGATGGCGTAACATAATAGTCCTTGTTGTCGTTCGTAACCTCGAAGTTGATATCTTCGGTCCAGATGTTGGTCGCGCCGAAGAACTGATCCATCGCGGAAAAGTATTCGAGCTTCAACACCTCGTCGGTGGCACCGGGGAGGCGGATACGAAGGTTATCTATCAGTCGGATAAGATCAGCGCTCATAAGCCCCTCACGACTGAATGGTTAACATCTGCGCCACGAACTTGTTGAGGAACACAGTCGCTCTCGCGTCTTGTGTACTCTCGTCATCGCGGAGCTGTGCCTGACCACAGATGTAATACAACAGAGATACACGATACATCGGGTCCATAGCGACACTGGTTGTCGTCATGTTAACCGTCGTGTAAGTTGGAATAGAAGTGCGGAAGTAAGAGCGCATCAGCTCCGGGCGCAAACGACGGATCTCAAGCAAGCCGAGGTTCATATTCTCGACAAGCTCGCTATCGGGGTAGCGATAGTCCGGTATCGTATCCTGCAGGAGGACACGAGCGTTTCGGACATAATCTGCAACAGTGTCGAGCGCCATAGTCTACCCTTGCAGGAGGAAAAGAGGGGGACGTGCCCCCTCTTAATTTTTTGATTATACTGGCGCTGTCAGAAGTCCAACGAGACGAACCGCAGGGGTAGTCGCGTTTGTCACGATGCCGCGATAGATCTGCGACTTCGAAATCGGAACAGCAGTCGTACCGGTAAGCGTGACGTTAGTGCCAGCCACAACAGTCACTGCACCCGAAGACGTATTGGCGTTCTGCAAGGTAAGCTCGAAAGATGAGCCAACCTGACAGTTTGGAATAGCCGCAACAATTTCGGCTGATGTTGGCGTCGTGACGTTCTGTGCGGCTGTCTGCCCAGAAACATTCACAACCCCGTTCAGCATCTGCGCAGTAGTAAGCGTCGGGTTGTTTGATGTCAGCGCGGTATAAGTAAACCCAGCGACGAAGTTTGAAAGGTCAGCGACGGAGTTAATTGCGTCCGTTTCGCTGCCTTGTGCTACCGTAAAACGTGTCGGCATGTCAGATCCCTTTTCGTAAAAAAGTGAAGGGGGCTTCGTTAGAAGCCCCCTAGTTCATCAGCCGGGGGTGACGATTGCCTGAGCAATCGCGGTGCCGTCAATGACCTTGTAGCCATAGACCTGCAGGCCGCGCAGAACCGTACCGAAGGTCTGCTCCGAACGGAGCGTCTCGACCTTAGAGACCTGCGAAGCGAAGGTCAGACCGTGGGCATGACCAGCGTAGATGGACGTTTCACCAGCAGCGAGACCACCAGCTACGCCCGTGGGGAGCAGGTTGGAGGTGTACAGGGTGAAGCGGTCAACCATGCCGAGGCGACCGTTACGCAGGATCGAGACGCCGTCACCCGACAGGTAAGCCTGACGGAGTTCCGACTGCTTGATGAGCGTAGCAGCCCAAGTCGGCAGGACGACCCAGCGGCCCGTCTCCGGGATGTTCTGCTCGTCAAGGCACTGGCCGAGACGGAGAATGACGGAGAGGATGTCAACCTTACCGGCAGCCGGAGCAGCGGTCGTGGACAGCGGGCTCGTGGTAACACCGAGGTTGATGTTGCCAGAGATCTTGCCAGCGGTCGTGCCACGGTTAAAGCTGTTAGCCTGACCGAGGATACCGGCGAGCACAGCCGTATCAATCGTGATCTTCATCTGCTCAGCAGCGTCATCCGACCACATGCTGAGAAGGTTGAGATCCGACTGAACGTCCATGACGTCGTCGAGGATCGTGTTGAAGTACTTACCGTTGTCGATGTTCAGCTCGACCACGTTGCCCGAAGGGCGCTGCAGGGCGAGCGAGCCATCGGCGCGGTAGTCCGAAATGGTGATCGTTGGCTTCGTACGGATCTTAACCTTGTCGCCTTGGTTCTTGATCTCACCTTCGTAGTCGGTGTTCGAGATCGCGGCCAAAACGGTCGAGGCGTAGAACTTTTCGACAAGTTTGCCAGACCAGATTTCAGGAATGAAGCCGGTCGCAGCAAGCGTATTGCCCGTTCCGCCAGCGGGGTAGATCGGAGGGGTAGTACCCGCTCCAGCAATAGGAAATGCCATTGTTTAGGCTCCCAAGAGAGAAGATTACCGGATGCGCCCTGCTCGCTCCGCATCGAAGATTTGAGCTTCAATACGGTCCTTCTCTGCCTCTTTTCCCCGGAACTTTCCGGCGGCGCTTTCGGCATAGAACTTTGCAATTTGGGCGCGGGTGAAGACGGGCTTCTCAGCAGGGGCACCAGAGGCCGCTGCAGTCTTGGCTCTGCCCGGTGCCGCAAATTCGCTTAGAGACTTTTTGGCGGGAGCTTGTGTCCGGCCTGTCTCTTCCCTTGCGGGGTCCGTAGCAGCCTCTTCAGCGAGGAAGCCGTTGAAGAAAGCCGCTACCCGAGGGGTATCATTCCGCTCATACGCGGCTTTCAGCATCTCATGACGAATAACACCAGAATAAGGATCTGGCAACTTCAACCACGAAATAAAGTTGGGGTCAAAGTTAACGTCCCTCCAAGCGGGGACACGGTCGTCAAGCATAGTCTCCATACGAGCACGCGCGTCCTGCTGGACGTAACCGCCAACATTCTTAAGGCGCTCCTCAAGATCAGCGATTTTTGTCTCGTAGCCTTTCACGATAGGCAGGAGTTCTTCTTTTGCTTTCTTACCTACCACGGTAAGAAACTCCGACCCGTAGTCGTTTTCTTCCTCAGCGGTGATAAGTCGCTCGGCAGCAAATGCGTTGCTAGAACCACCAACAGGAGCAGTGACCTGCATAGTAGCAATCACATTCTGCAAGCTGGTGATTTGGTCGCTCATCTGACGAAGCTGGTTTTCAGCCCGGTCGTACCGACCTTTCATCGACTTGTATCGATGCTCCCAAGACTGCTCTTCCTCACCCTTTGGCGAAGACTGCTCAGAAGTACTCTCAACAGGTCTTTTGGTTTCATTCGTGGGTTGCGAGGAGGCTTCGCCTTCTGCTTCGGCGGTAGTGGCTTCTTCGTTCGTTTCCTGAACCCCATCAGCGTCCTCTGCTTCTGGGTTATAGGCAGCCTTGAAAGCGGCCTCTGCACGGGCAGCGGTAGCTTTAATGGCGTTGGGGATCTTCACATTAGGGTCAATCTGACCGGGAACAAATGCTGTCATCTACGCTTCTCCTGTATCTGGTCAGCCGTCTGACGGCACTCTTGAAGTAGTCGAAGGAGCGAAGCGCATTGCTGCGCACGGCCTTGGGCTACAAAGATGGCATCAACGGGGGACGATACGCACTGGTCACGTTTATTGTCGGTATACAAAGAAAAAGCCGCCAAGAAGTCCGACCACTCCTTGGGGGCTACATTAGCAACTGACGCTGCTTTTAGAATGAGATCACGGTCACTCAATAACCACGCCCCATCATACGGCTCATCATCATGAATGATGGACCCATTGCACTGAGACCCGACGGGGTCTTTTTCGCGTAGTTATTCATAGCGCGCTGCATGGGGTCGCCTTTGGTGATGGTCTCCATAGCCATACGGCTAGGAAGAACTTCATCCTTGGAACCCTTACCGACGTTACGAATAACCTTGTCGCCGATCATCTTCGACTTCATGTCATTCTCCTAGCTTTGACCTGTAAGCCCGGTGCTGCCAAACCCAATGTCATTACCCATGTCAGTATCACGAAGACTATCTTTTCGATAATCTCTAGTGCTCTTAGGGGGTTTTGGTTTCATAGGCCCGGAGACACGAGGAATGGAGACGGCGCGTGCACGCCGCTCCAAGCTCTTGACCGCACCCTTCATCTTGGTGCGAGGCATTGAGATGCCCTTAGCCATTAGTTGGACGCCGAAACACCCGGCTTGGCGGGACGAGCTGCGCCCTGCTTAGCCATCTTGTTACTGCCGCCCTTAGCACCAAAGCCAGCGCTGCCACGGCCCATCTGTGCCGACTGGCCGGGAACCTGCGTACCCGTGCGCATCTGCGGAGCCATTTTGTTGCTGCCGCCCTTAGCGAACACAGCGTTCTTCGAAGACTTTTCTTTACCCATAGCCATGAGATCTCTCCTACGTTAACCCGCGCCACCCGTGATATTGGTCCGTGGACCCATGTCATTGGTGACGTTGGAACCCTGCTGTCCGCCTTGCGCCTGCGCTGCCGCCTGCGCCATGCCTGCCTGAGCGCCTGCTGCGGCCTCCTGCATCTTGTTAAGCTCATCGTCCGTGGGGACGATGCTAGCACTATCAAGTCCGATAGTCTGTGAGACCGACCGCAACACAGCCGCACGGCCTCTGGGACCGACGATCTGCGCATCAAGCGGGTTGGCCGTAATCTGCAAGAACTCAAGCTGGCGTGCGCGCTGCGTCTCGCGCTGGATAGCGACGTTGACGCCCATCACGCGGACCTGCTCCTGCCCCGTCAACATGCCCGACTGGTCGGTCAGCATGAGCATGTCGAAGAGCTGCGTCAGCAGCGGATCGAGCACGTCACGATCAATATTGGCGGCAACGGTCTGGAGGATTTTGGAGGCGTTGCCCATGAGCATCGCCAAGCCAGACGCCGTACGCCCGGCCCCGCCAACCCCCTGT